TTCTTATATTAGCATCACACATTACAGTTTTTTTCTGTGGTTGTGTGTTTAGTTTATTAATTGAAAAGTATTATAATCAAAATGAAAAAAAGGACTTTAAATGAATATAGACAAACAAAGGACTCAGACTATAGCCATCCTTATAGTAGCACTGACGGTAGTATTAATTTATTGTGTAGGATATATCCTAATGACGCTGAGTTAGGTAAAATTATTAGAAAACATTTTCAAAAATTATGACTATAAATTCTAAAAAAAAAGGTGATCGTTTTGAAAGAGACGTGGCTAAACAATTAAATAAAAAGTTTAATACTAATGTAAGACGTACTCCTATGAGTGGTGCTATGGATAACTTTAAAGGCGACATTATAGACATAAACCCAGACTCTATTCTATTTGACTATCACTGGGAATGTAAGAACCAAGAAAAACTAAACATCTGGAAAGCCTTAGAACAGGCTAGAAGTGACAGACCAATGGGAAAAACTCCTGTTGTAGTGTTTACTAAGAACTTTGAAAATGACTATGCCTGTTTAGAATTTGAGGACTTTATGAATTTATTATTAACTATACAACAATTACAAGATGAAATCAACACTAAATAAAATAGCTGAAATAATCAAAGAATATAAACAAACTGACGTATTTGATGGTAACAGATTAAATAAACAACTAAAAGAATTAACAGCCTATCTATACTATATAGAAACTATTAGAACTAAAGCTCACAAAGACTATGAAAAAGTCATACACGATAGAGTTAAAGAAGGTTTTTCTGTAGCTAGAGCTACTAATGAGGCTAATGTAGAAGTCCCTGAAATGTATGAACTAAGAAGATTGTTAGAGTCTGGCTATAGAGTAATAGATGCAATGAGGACCAACATAAGTTTTCTCAAGTCTGAAATGTACAACGTAACAAAAGAATATTAATGACTATTACAAACGAAGATAATATGGAGCTAATGGCAAGGTATGAAGATAACTACTTTGACCTTGCTATTGTAGACCCTCCTTATGGGATTGGAGCAGGAAGTAAAAAGTTTATAAATAGAAATACTGCTAATAAAAATGCTGAAAAATTTTATAAAGATAATGATTGGGATATAGCGCCAAGTATAAAATATTTTAAAGAATTAAAAAGAATAAGCAAAAAATATATTATTTGGGGTGGTAATTATTTTACTAATTTATTAGAACCTTCAAGATGTTATATAGTATGGGATAAAAAAACAGGTGATAATAGTTATGCAGATTGTGAATTAGCACTTACTAATATAGATGGTAATGCTAAAATATATACAAAATTTTGGTTAGGCGCTCACGCAAATAATGGAACACCAAGAATACACCCAACAGAAAAACCGATACAACTTTACGAATGGCTTTTAATGAACTACGCTAAAGAAGGAGATAAAATATTAGATACTCATTTAGGTAGTGGCTCAATAGCAATAGCTTGCCACAATTTAGGATATGATTTAACAGCTTGTGAATTAGATATAGATTACTACAATACAGCAATGAAAAGAATAGAACAACACAAACAACAAATAAGAATGTTTTAAATGGACAGAAAGCTAATTAAGAAAATAGAAAACTTTATATTTTGGATAGGTAGAGAATACAATGTCGTAGAGTTAGAGGACTTTAAACAAGATATTTTTATTATACTACTAAACAAAGGTGAAGATTTTATTATTCAATTAGACAAAGAAAACTCTATTAAGAAATATGTTTATAAACTTTGTCTATACCAAATAATTAGCGAGCGTGGACAATACAGAACTAAATACTATTTACCTAGTCAATTTAGTAGTATAGAGGATATAGAAACCTATTCTAATAGTTGTTTTAAAGATGAGGTTCTAAAAGATCTTATTAACTCTTTAGATGGCTTAGATAAAATAATGATGGAACAATTATTAATTTGTAGTGGTAACCGTAACTGTCTAGCTGAGAAAAGCGATATTCACCGTAATACAATACAATATAAGTTCAAAGAATTAGCAAATAAGATAAAACAAAAATGGACATTAAATGAATTCTATAGTTAGTATATTAGTAATAATTACCATAGCTACAACATGGGTAGACTATGCTAGACCTTTGATTGATAAATGGGACTACAAGCCTTTTAACTGTAGTTTTTGCCTTACCTTCTGGCTATCATTAATTTATTTTTTAATAACTTTAAACCCAATAATATTAATAACTCCGTTAATTTTACGTATAATTGAAAGACGATTGCTATGACAATAGAAGAAACCATCAAACTATATAACAAAACAAGTGCCTTTCCAGGCTCTGTAGATATATCTTTTTTAAGAAACAACTTAGAACCAATATTAAAAGAATTACATCCAGACATGAAAGTAAGCTGGGCTTGTAATAGTTGCGTAAAATCCCAAATGCAAATCTTATTTAATTGGCTTACTGAAAAAGAAGCTAAGGAAGTTAAACAAGTAAAAAAGAAAAAGAATGCCAAACGAAAGAGACCTACTAAAAAGTGATTTTAGCTATGGTTATTATATAGACGATGAGGGACTTTATTTCTACTCAGAAATGAATGGCGAAGTTTACCAGTGTTTTGACATTAATGGAGTAGCCTCTACAACTTTTGATTTTGACGCAGATTATAGAATTTTAGAATTAGCATATATACACGAAGACAATGGAATGGATGATTTTGGAGAAAACTAAAAAAGAAATGTTAAAAAGAAGATTGACATATAATAATAAAAGAGTTTATATAAAGTCATTAAGTAGCAAAATAGCTATAGTTAGTCATACTGAGGAAGGTAATTATAAACAATTTAAAGTTAATATTGAAGATCTAGTAGAGTTTAAATGAAACTAACCGACAAAGAAATAAAAGAACAAAAAGCTAAGTTTGGTAGTAAAGCTGTAAATTACTTTGTTAGGTTTATGGATGCTAAAAGAAAATGGAGGAGACTACCTGACTACTTTATAAAACAAGTTATAGACAATAGTGAGAAACTATGACAAAGCTAACACCTAAACAAAATAAATTCGCTGAGGAGTATGTCAATACTGGCAATGCTTCAGAAGCTTACAGACGTGCTTATGATGTTGCTAAAACTACGTCTAATGAGGTTATAGCAGTTGAGGGTTCACGCCTCTTAACAGACCCTAATATCTCCCTAAGGGTGAAAGAGTTGAAAACAAAAGAAGCAGAAGCCTTCCAAATAACACGTAAGGAAGTAGCTGAGGGCTATTTTAAAATGATTAAATCTTGGGAGTATCTAATGGACCTAGCAGCAAAAGAAAACCTCACAAAAGAGCAGAAAGCTAAATTCTATTTACTTAAAGAAATGGTCAAGGGTTCTGACTATAGAGGAGCTTATGATTCTATAGCTAAGATGTTTGGACTAAATGCACCAGACAAACAAGAGATTGAATCTACAGTCAATAATATAAACATCAATATTAAGCGTGGAAGCGACTGAAATATTTGAGCGTAATTATGACAGTCAGTCTAAAATCGTAATAAATAGAGGAGGGACTAGAAGTTCTAAAACCTGGTCTTTAAACCAATTATGTGCATTGTGGTTAATTAGTGGTAACTATGGAGATGGTAAGTATTGTCATGAAGGTGTCTGGACCACAGTTAGGAAATATAGGACCAATCTAGACGGAACAGTAATTAGAGACTTTGAGGACATTCTAAAGGCTGAAGGTTGGTATTCTGGAATAGACCATAACAAAACTAAGAAGCAGTATAGATATGGCAAAAGGTTAGTCGAGTTTATTGGTGCTGATGACGAACAAAAGCTAAGAGGAGCTAAAAGAAATATACTTTACTGCAATGAAGCTAATGAGTTAGAATACAAACAAGAGTTCTTTCAATTACTAATGAGAACCGAAAACAAGATATTCCTAGACTTTAACCCAGACGATGAGCAGATCTGGATTAACCAGGAGCTAGAAATAAAGCGTTCTAAGGAAGTAGGAGACGTTGAGGTAATAGTCAGTAACTACAAAAACAATGCGTTTCTACCTAAGTCACTAATTAAAGAAATAGAATATCTAAAACAAACAGACAAAGAGTTCTGGAAGATTTATGGTCTTGGTGAATATGGAAATATAAGTGGTTTAATATATGAGAATGTCAAGTATGTTGATAGTATGCCAGACTGTAAGTTAGTAGCTTATGGCTTAGACTTTGGGTATAGTATAGACCCCTCAGCATGTGTAGCTGTTTACAAACGAGATGACGAACTATATTTAAAAGAAATACTCTACCAAAGAGAATTGACTAACCAGGATCTAGCTGAGGCTTTACTGCCTATAGTTGGCAGAGATGAGGTTATATGTGATTCAGCAGAGCCTAAAAGTATAGAGGAAATATATAGACTAGGATTAAATGCTAAACCAGCTACAAAAGGTCGAGACAGTATTCTAAACGGAATAGACATTCTAAAACGCTATAAAATTAATGTTGTTAATAGTAGCAACCTTAGACGAGAGTTTAGGATGTATAAATGGGCAACTGACAAGAATGGGAATAGTCTACAAAAACCAATAGGATCAGACCATTTAATGGATGCTTTGAGATACGTGGCATTAATACATTTAAAAGAAAATAATCGTGGATGGTATGCAATTAGATAATTTACTATATTTGAATAAGCAAAAATCTTCATTAGATTATATGTTTTGGAAATTGGGAGTGGTCGGCAAAAGAGCGTCACTCCCTTTTTATTTTACAGGAAGAAAATTAGCAAATGCTAAGCAAATGCTGAGCAAATGCTGAGCAAATGGAGTTCTATAAGATAAGATAAGATATTTATCTTATTATTGATTTATACTATTTCATAAACTAGCTAATTGAATATATTAGTTTTAAGACATTATAATTAGTCAATATATATAAACATATATAAAAAGTATTTAAGTTTCTTAGAATTGATTTAAATAGTGTTCTCAGCCATTGTGAGTTAGTATTTTAGTTGGTGTTTAGTTGTTTAGTTTTGTAACTTAAATATTTATTTTAGTGTTTTGTTATTATTTAAAAATTTGTTATATATAGAATTATGGAAATTACAATCCCAACAAAGTGGGAAGATGTTACAATAGGAAACTACATCAACCTAAGACCAGTACTAAACTCTAAACTAAACCCTATAGAAAGAGTAGTCAACATTCTAGCAGTCTTAACAGGACAGAAAAGAGATGTAATAAAGAATATTAGTTTAGACCAGTTTAAGTCTATTAAAAAGAAAATGAGTTTCTTAGAGACTGAATTACCTAACAAACTAAAAGACAAAAGATTTAAAATTGGTGGTCAGTGGTATGAGTTTAAAGTAGATGCTAAGAAGT